CTAACTATTAACAATAGATTGATGTTGTAAATACTCGTCATAGATAGTCCTTAAATCCATTTCATTCTTTTTTATGCGTCTTCGCAAAGTTTTTAACTTTCTTGTTTCATATAATTCGGCAAACAGCTTTTCTATAGCTTTATCTTTTCCTTCTACGTAGCAGATGTATCTAAAATCATTAAAGCTATATAATCTCACGTCATAACCTCGCAAAAAATTATATCTTCTATATTAATGTCAATTATTCGTTCGTCAAAACGTTCAAGCTGTACAATATGTTTTTCGTAATCAATGTGGACCGGAACTACATACTTGTATAGCATGTGATGATTGTTCTTTAAAAACAGTACTTCTATTGACCAATTTCTTTTTAACGCATCTGCTAATACTATTGAATGTTCTAAAATATCATCAAATAAGTTATACATTTACTTCACCTCTTGACAACATTATACGAACAAACGTTCTTAAAATCAAGTGTTAAAAAGTGTTGTATTACATAAAAATATATGTAATAATATTCACATGAACGATTTTCGTTCATTATTTCATTCAACTATTAGCTGTTTGACATCCCGTTTTACATCTGAATATAACAGCAACCTCGAATTTTTCGGGGTATTTTTTTATATTGAAAATAAATTTAATAAAACTATTGACTACTACGGCGATTCGTAGTATACTATGTATATAGTAAAGAAAGCAATTGAAAAGGATGGATGACAAAATGGGAAAAACTTATTGGTACAATGAAGGAACTGACACACTGTTAACTGAAAAGGAATATAAAGCAAAAATTGAAAGTGAAGCAAAAGAATGGTTAGAAGACTTGCAAGAAGATGAAGAAGAACTTGAAGAGGGTGACAAAACTAGCCTCGAAACACTCATACAGTTATCGTATGAAAACGAAAGTGATTTTGTTCCATCTGATAGCGAAGGTAATAAATTAGAAGAGTGGTAAAAATATAAAACATAAAGGATGATGAAAAATGACATTAACAAGAGCACAAAAAAAGTATGCAGAAGCGATGCACGAGTTTATAAATATGGTGGATGACTTTGAAGAGTCTACACCTGACTTTGCGAAGGAAGTTCTACATGATTCTGACTATGTAGTTATTACAAAAAATGAAAAGTATGCAGTAGCTCTTTGCTCTCTTAGCACTGATGAATGTGAATATGATACTAACTTATACTTAGATGAAAAATTGGTTGATTACTCAACAGTTGACGTAAACGGTGTGACATACTACATCAACATTGTTGAAACTAAAGATATCGATGATTTAGAAATCGCTACAGATGAAGATAAGGAAAAACACGATAAACAAGAAGTAATTATAAAAAGTGAGTTGAACTAAAAATATGTCGATAAAACTATTAGATGAATTCTTAAAAAAACACAATAAAACGAGGTATCAGTTAAGCAAACTAACTGGTATCTCACAAAACACATTGAACGATTACAATAAAAAAGAGTTAAACAAGTATTCTGTTTCATTCTTGCGCGCACTCTCAATGTGTACAGGAATATCTACATTTGATGTTTTCATTGAGCTAGCAGAATTGGAAAAAAGTTATGACGATCTTGCAGGATTTAAACACCTGTTAAACAAGTACAAACTCTCATTTCCTGCACAAGAATTCGAATTATACTGCTTAATCAAAGAGTTTGATTCTGCTAATATTGAAGTACTTCCTTTTACGTTCAATAGATTTGAAAACGAAGAACATGTAAATATAGAAAAAGATGTTTGTAAAGCGTTAGAAAATGCTATCACCGTGTTAAAAGAGAAGAAAAATGAGTTACTTTGATAAGTTTAAAAGGAAGTGACACTAGTGAACAATCATGTTATAGATTTGACAAATAAGAAATTTGGAAGATTAACAGTTAAAGAGTTTGTTCGTTCTGAAAATGGGAATGCGGTTTGGGAATGTGTTTGTGTATGCGGCAATGAAAAAGAAGTATTAGCTCAACATTTAAAACGAGGTCATGTTCAATCTTGCGGTTGTTTAGCTAAAGAAAATGGGCGTGAATATGCTGAAAAAAATTTAAGGACAGAAACAGCACAGAAAAACGCCCTTAAAAGAAAACTAGAAGTAGACGCAGTCGATGGCACTATGAAATCAGCTTTAACTAGAAGCCTATCAACAAGAAACAAGAGTGGGATAAAAGGCGTGCGTTGGGATGAGAAAAGAAATAAATGGGAAGCTTCTATTACCTTTCAAAAAAAATTACATTTTTTAGGCAGATTTGAAAAGAAAGATGATGCCATAAAAGCACGTAGAGATGCGGAAGATAAATACTTTAAACCGATTTTAGATAAAATTAATTGATATAACAATTACGCTAAGCTTATGTTTAGCGTGTTTTTTTGCATAAAAAAAACCCTAACGGCAAGGTTAGGGGGTTAGTTTACACCATCATCTTTAGTTTATCTACTTCAAACTTAAACCTAGAATTAATCATATGGTTGATTTGTTTTGTTGTGTCAATAAATGTTAAATTACTCTTTATAAAATCAAAAGAATAATCGTTTAGTAATTTTATTAATGCTGAATTTACAAATGAAGAATTGACACTTGTAAAACCATTAAAGGACACTTCAATTTTAGTCCCAGCAGATAATGCTTTTTTAATTTCCACTCTCACCACATCACCATCGGCATTTGAAAATGCATTTTGAGTTATATTGTTTATATATAATTTTACCATACAAATTCCTCCTCCGGATTATTCACTTTTCTAGCTAATTTTGCATCAATATTAAATTCATAGAAAGTTCCTGGATAAAACGATTTCTCTTGCGAACAAGACATATTATTGTTGCTAGCTGTAATTATACCATTATTTGAATGCAAATGTACAACACCAAGATTGTCATTAGTGATTGCTTTAATAATGTTTCCAATACCCGCGCCTCTGTTGTGGGGCTGATTTTCTGAACTAACTCCGAAATCAGTTGCCTTTTTCAATAGCTCTGAATCAGATAGTTGTGGAAATTTTTTACGCAATGACATAGGTATGCCCACTCCAAAATCTGAAACACATATTTTTATTTCTTCGGCTCTAGGGAAATATTGCGCGGATATACAAGCAGTTCCAACAGTCGAATGATCAGCTATATTATTAAAAATTTCTTCAAGAGAAATTTGTAGATAATCTAAGTCTGCCACATTGACATTTAATATCCCGCCTATCCATGGGATAAAACTATTTCTAACCCAGCTAACAGAGTCCTTATAGTTAATTAATTCTAACGGACACGTATTTCTTCTTTTCCCCAAAGGTTCTGAAATTTCAACATCCATATACTCAGAAAAAAATTCAATATCATTTAAAAATTGCATTACCTTTTTATTTTCAGAAGTTGGAGAACTGGACGTATATCTCTTAAATTTAATAGACACATCACATTTATTAAGTTGTAACCACTCAATTGTGTTGCTAAGTATTGTTAGCCCTGAGGGTTCAATAAAACTCAAGTGTTCCAAGTTAAAAATTATTTTTTTACATGTTGGAACTAAACTCTCATTTATACATTGTTTTAGTACACTGTACATTGTATCTCTATTAAATTGTGGAGGTAATATAACTTCTTTTTCTTCCAAAACACTCATCCCTTTGTTTATATTATTACAAATATACCTTAAAATAAATATTAAAACAATATAAAATTAAGCATGTGTGTACTTTATTATATAATAAATATTTTGCTAAAAAGTATCATTGCATAAAAAAACCCCCGCAAAAGCGAGGGCAACAAACTAAATCTTTTTAACAAACTTCTTGTTAGCAGTGAGATAGTAACCGCTCTTCGTCTTCAAGCGAGGTGTTCCGCCTTTCGTTTTCCCCATCCCAGAAATCGTGAAGACTGTGCCAACCGGATATGTGCCACCGGTTTTATTTTTTGTTGTAAAGTCTACTGAATTGTATAGATCACATTGTACTAGTGTTTTAATTTTTCGTGGATTTTCTGTGTAGTAAACGTTCTTATTTGAGCTTGCAGATGGCTTCGGTTTGCTTGCGCTTGTCGATGGAGCTTTTTCACCGCCAGCAGCATCATATAATTCAAAATGCGGATAATCTTTAAAAGACTTCCAATCTCCGCCCCACGCAAACCCTTCTGCTTTCATAGCTGATACAACTGTTTTCCAGCGCGAAGTTGTTGACTCCCAAATAACATTTTTTCCGTCGCTTGTGTATAAACACAAGTCTACCGCAACACCGTAATTATGATTAGATTGTCCACCTTTCGCATTTGTGACAACCGCGCCAGGTTTTGTTCTACCTTGCGCATACAACGCATTTTGTTCTGCTGACGAGCGATAACCTTGCGCAACACACAAATAGATTCCTTTTTTCGCCATTTTTTTAATTACATTTCGGGTTTTATCTGCTACAGATTTATTCATTCCAGAAACGTTTAATTTACGATTTGCTTTTTCGATTAACCATGCCTCTGTTAATGCCATTATTTATCATCCTCTCCATATTTTTTGCTTCGATTAGTAAATTGTTCAAATAATCCAGTACCACCAGCTCCTGCTAAAGCGCCTGCCCAAATCATCGTTGCAAGCGATCCAGAGCCGTCCAAAAACGTTGCTAATGCGCCCAGAATAGCACCAATAAGTATGCTAGCAGTCGGAAGCCACTTAGACGGGACTAACTCCGTTTTCTTAATCGCCTGAACAAAAACAGGCGTTACAACTACTAAAAATGTCATGTAAACTAGTAACTCTTTTCCAAACTCCATTTCTATCATCCTTTACTTCGTTATTTTGTGTTCCAACAAATCTACTTTGTGAGCTAACTTTCCGACTGATTTAGACAAGCTGTCAATTGATTGTTGTTGCTGTTTCATCATGTCATTTTGCCTATCCATCAATCGCTGTTGTTCGTTCATCGTACTTATAAATTTATCTCTCTCTTCTTTCGATTCCTTATTACGCTTCTCTCGTTCTTCCTCCACTTTTTCGCGTTCTTCTTTCATTTCTATTCTTACAATTTTTGAATCATCCCAAATTCTTTTTGTGATAATTAGTAAGATTATAAAAAGCGCTACAAAGAGCGCCGCGAAGAACATTTCTTTCGCTAAAGCATAATCAAAAACTTTTGTTAGCCCCTCATACATTTTCATCATCCCCCATAAAAAATAAGCCTATTCGGCTTCTATTTCTTCTGACTGTATTCGTTGTTGTTCTTGTTTTAACTCATCCACTTTTGCTTTTACCTGACCTCGCAAATTCGCAGGAACTTCTTCAATAGTTTTTCGATTATTCATCACTAAATTCACATAAATTGGTATCATATAAGCCATGTCATCACCCTAAATTACTTTCAAATAGTGCGGCTAAAGCCTCTTGGGTGAGTAGTAATTCCTCTCTTAATTTTTCTATTTCAGTTTTTTCTGCTGGTATGATTGGATTTTCTGATTCCCATCTTTTCTTGTCTTCTTTCCAAATACTTCCATCCCAGCTTGGATAATACATTGCTCTTGCTATGCCGTTCTCGATTATTGAAGGTTCAATATTTGTAGAATTTTTCGGTTGATTGATTAAACCTTTTTCATCTTCAAACACAAGTATTGTTTCGAGATAATCGCCATTTTCATCATATGTGTAAAACTGTTTATAGTTCATGTTCACTCCTCCTAGTTCCCGACTTCATAGCTAATACCAGAAAGGCTTATATAGCTAGGATTAGCATTATCCGTTGATGATACTTGTAACATTTTTCCGTCAACGGGAATAGCAATACGTGCGCCGTTTCCGTTATTCGAACTAACAGCAAAATATTCGGTGACTGCTGGTCTTGTTCCCGCAGGAATATTTGCCACTGTACTGTTTGCCGTACTAATAAACGTGCCAGCTAAAGCGCCTCTAAACTCTGTAAATGTTCGTTCACCATCTTTAGTAAATAATTTTTTTATTCTGTATTGGGGTGTATTGTTATCGCCCGTTGCAAAGCCTGCAACAAGAGAAAGATTTACCCATGACCCATAAACTGTTTTTACTGTTTCTACATAATTTTTAGCATCTAAAAAAGACTGTGCAGCTTTTGCTTGTGCTCCCGCAGTAGTTTCTTTTGTATTCCAATTCGTTTTATCAGTCATCGTCACATGAATGTTTGTGTTGTTTATATGATTTTCAAAATCTGCTTTTTGGGGAAATTGGTCTGGATTAAGACTATTGAATGTGTTTTTTAATTCAGTAGCTTGTCCTTGCAAATCATCAATTTCATTTTGAAGAATTTCCACTTTTTCGTTAAATATTTTCTCGTAATCATCCCATTTTTCAACATAATATTTAGCAACGGGCAAAAAATTATCATCAATCATCGCTTTTTCAATAACAAAACTAAAACGATTGATTTGCATTGTTTGATTTGGATATTTAACGTACAATTCTGCATTAGCTTGTCCGTCGTGACTTATTTGCTCATCAGTCAATGAGTATTCAAAAACACCTTCTGTTCTGTTAATTATTTCTGGATTAACAATGTAGCTACTTTCGTATTTTTTGCCAACAGACAATACCATAGCAAGCGTTACCTCTGCCGCGCTTGAAAGTGGTAAATTGTTATCATCTTTTTTTGCAGTAAACTTTAATCGCGCAGTCCCTCCAGAGTCTTGCGTACTAAACCTTATCTGAGGAACATTAGCTTTAGCGTTCTGTGCACTAACAGAAAAATCAAGAATAGCTGATTTAAAGATTTGATTTGTCATTAGAATATCTGACCTCCCGCTTGTTTCAATTCTGCGGTAGTAGCGTTTAAAACTGGCGTACCAGACTTAACCAAAATGCCTCCGCTAGCAGCCTTTAGCCCAATGTTAGAAGTTGCTTCGCAAGTGTTTGTTGATGCGAATAAAGCATGTCCCATATATTCAGAGGACATAATAATGTTTTGATTTTTAAAATAGTTGCTATAACAGTTACCTCGCGATTGATTGTATTGCACAGTTGTAATATTTGTAGCTTTCAAATTAGTGTCAAATCGGCATTTAGTAACTGTGCCGTACCAACACCTTGCAAACTGAATTACCGTAGAATTGTTATTCACTGCGGTACTCATTGAATTAAGTCCTTGTACTACACACTGAAACATAATGCCAGAAAACAAGATACTTTTAACAAAAAAACCTGTTTGTCCAGTTGTCGGGTCGATTGTTGCTAAATTGGTAGGCTGGATATAAAAGCATTCTGCGCCGCTGAACGACTGTACTACTACATCTTCGTTATATTGTCCCGGCTCACAAAAGATATAAATAAAGCCTCCTACTTTAACTTTCGGAACCATATTTACAGCTTTTTGAATCGTCTTAAATGGTGCATCAATAGCTCCTGTTCCTGTTACATCATTTCCGTTTGTCGAACTGACATAGTACTCAATATTTGATGCAGAATTACCGTATAATTCATCTAGTTTACTTTTTAATACTTTATTTTCTTCGTTTACTATTTGAAGTAGCGCATTTGATTCAGCTAAATCACTTGCAATTGCTGAATAGTCACCATTTAGCCGCGAGTTTAAAGTGCTGTAGACTTGACCGTTTTTGCTAGTTCTAGCATCTACTACTTCAGTAATATTATTTCCGCTAGCTTCTAAAACAACATTATCAATTCTGTTATTAGTTGCATTTATATCTACATCTTTTGCTAATGAGTCTTTTTCTAATTTTTCCATATTAGCATTAAACTGCTGATACTTATTAGAATCAAAAAGTGTATTTCCCCATTTTTCAAGATTTAACATCTATTTCGCTCCTTTCAGTGCTTTTGCTAATTGGGCCATTATTGATACTATCGACTTTTTATTATTTGAAAGTGTAATTTCTGGCGCTTTTATTGTGAATGGGTATTTTTTGTATGCAACTATTTGTACGTCATAATCAATGCCAAGTGGTTCATAAATAAATAGAACATAATCACCTTTTTCACACTCATAATCATTCTTCAATATCACACTTCCCGTTGTTGCTGGATAGTCTTGTAATTCAAGTTTAAGTCGCCTTTGCATGTTACCTACAACAGTGTATCGTTCATCTGAAACGGGTTCTTGCCAACGAATGCCCCATTTTTCTACTTCCGAGCTAGTGTATGTGACTGGAGAAAAATAGTTATTTCCGTTACTATCAACTTTTCCATATCCTTTAATTTTCGTTTTTAACGAAAGAGTATCAATATCAAAACTTGCTTCGTCTGTATTGTATTTATATCTGATGAAATTTTCTGTCTTAGTTCCATAATTTTCGCGCGGTTTAAATACTAAGTGTCGATTGTCTGGTATAACGACTACTCCATAATCATCCAATAATTGATCAATAAGTGTTAAGTAGTTGTTATTTCCAAAGTTTTCTTGTTGAACTTTTTCTAGTATATTGGAAGGGTCTATTATCTCCCATGAAAAGCCCCTGCTATCAGATTTAAAGATATGAGTTAAGCACTGTTCTATAGTAAAAGAACCTGTTATAGTGTCGTCTTGTCGCCCATCTTGACATGTATAATAAATGTGAGGCGCTTTAATATCTTTCGATAGCGTTTTTCCGACAGCATCATGACTTAATTGTTTAACGACAAATTCTTGCCCTCCAAAAAAAACAGAACTTTCATAATCTAAAAAAGAATAGCAGTGAGCGTTCTTGGGAGTTTGCACTACCTTAAAATCAATACTCCACATCTCGTTTTCTGTCCAACTTTCGCAAAAACTATCTTTATCGAAATCTGTTAATATTTCTTCGTTATTCTTCCAAAAATCAGCAACTATAATATCGCTATTCATATATTCACCTACTTGTACAAAAAGGAGAAATCCCACTTCGTATCTAAATGACTAGTATTGCTAATCTCGATAAGATTCTCTCCTTTTTTCAAACTTATTAAACCGTGATTCGTGTTACGACCGCAGGGATTTCCGTTTATTCTAGGTGTAGCGCAATCAATAATTAATGTGTCTGTTGTACTTAACGATGGATAATAGATAAATCTATCACCTGTCGTAATATTATTAATTGTTAATTCTCCTTCATTCTGACCACGCAAAGTAATTGCTAAATAATGTTCGCGCGGGTCTATGTCAAAACTACCGCCATTATAGATGATGAAACGACTTTTAGTGTGAGTATATCTATAATCCTCCATTGCTAGACCTTGCCCGAACTGCCATTTATCGCAATCAATTTCAGAATCGCTAAGCGTAGAACTTAGCGATTCTGAATAACCTCGAAACACATCGAATTCAAGTGTCAAATCTGCGTATCCCGGCGCTTTGCGGTCAATACCAACGCCACTCGGATGTACTCTATATTTTTTGCCAGGCGTTTTAGAATGAACTAAAAAGTATTCTTTTCTCTGATAAATAAGTTCCATTAATTCATCTAGTTTAACGTGATATAAGTCTGCTGATTCTGTTCTAAAATGGCACAAAATCGAGATAGGAAACATGCTAAAGTTACTATCTGTCGTTCTAGCGCCGTCGGAACCAGCGAATTCAGTATAATTATTAACTATTTGCGGCGGTTCTCTGCTCACTTCTCCTACCTCTAAATCGAATAATTCATTAAGCATATATGTTTTACCTTCAATTACTAATGCCAGCGATGTAGCCATGTTATAGCCCCTTTCCGTAAAATGCTAGTGATGTAGAACTTCCTAAGTGATTGTTTGTATTATCTGCAATATCTTTTCCATCGACATTAAAAATAATAGGTCTATCGCCAGATTGCTGAATGGCTTTGATTAAATCAGCGTTGCTTGACTCTTTTGTCTTGTTGTCAATAATCGTCTTAACTGTAATAGTTCTGTTTAAATCAACGCTTTTTAGGCCCAGCGCTTTTTCAGCTGAAATCTTCGGCAGATTAATAGTCGGAACGGTCATATTAGAAGCGGCGTTTACTACTTTATCAACCATTTTATTTGTTGATTGCACTGCACCATTAGCGCCAGCTAAAACACCGTTTCCAAGGCCGCCGGTAAAAAACTTCCCAAGCTCTATGGCCACGCGAGAAGGCGAATGGATTTTAAGCGCCTTTTTCACTGAATTAGTGATTGTGTTAGCAATGCTCTTAGCTGTTTTTTCTAGTTGTTTTTTCTGACTGTTTAGTCCGCTTATTAAACCTTTCGCCGCGTTAATACCAGCAGAATACATCGCATTAGCCGCTGTGTTTCCCATTGACTTAGAAGCTGAATTGATTTGATTCTGCGTACTATTAATCGCTTTGATAGTTTTAGCGTCAGACTTAGCAAGAGCTTGCGCATAAGATGAACCATTTTCTACTCCCGCCTCCAGAATGTCGTTTATAATGTCTTTGCTAACACCTTTTTTACGCAATTTTTCCACATTCGCTTGAAAATCTTTGATTTCTTTTAAGCGTTTCTGCATTTCTTGTTGAATCGATTTTGGATTTTCTGGGTCTACATTGCTAATTGATCCATAACTTTTCATTTTTTCAGTGATTGAAGTTGCATACTCTTTACTCTGCTTCGTCAAGTCAGCCATCTTTGTGTTAGCGGCTTTTAATTGAGCGACTACTTTATCACGTTTCTTAGCTGTCGCTGCTAACTTGTTCGTTTGTTGAGCGATATAGCCTTCTATGCTATTCAGTGCTTTAGCTTGTTTAAGTTGCCCGGCACTCTTATTCTTAGAATGTAATCCCGCGTCAATCGCTGAGGATATTTTGTCTTTCAGCGTACTAGACAGCTTCTTGATTTGCGATTCAGTTCCTAAAGCGCTTGCTACAAGATTATTTGCCGCTTTCGTCACTGCTTTATTTTTGTCTGCGATACCTAATGAATAACCAGTTCCGAAGTCTCCACCTAGTTTTTTTGACTCTTTGGAAGGCGAATGCGAGTCTTGTTTTTTCTGAACTGCTGCTAGTGCTTTATTTGCTAATGCAGATGCAGCGCCAGCAACCATCATGCCGCCGCTGGCTATACCTTGCGCGTATCCAGATGCGAAGTCAGAACCGACGCCGGACGAATCCACAGAGGCCGCGCCACTTTTAGCAGAGTTACCTATACCAGTCCCTGCTGAAAAAGCATTTCCTTTTCCGTCTAATATCCCGCCATTAAAACCAGATGCGTTATTTGCTCCAGTCATTTTGAATAAATTCGGGTCAAAAGCGCCATTCTTCGCATTGTTTTTGAGTTCGGCACCAGCACTTTTATTTGCTTCAGCTGTACTCTTTAAGCCGTCCGCGTTTGCATTTCCGCCTTGTTTACCGATATTGTTCATCTCACCTGGTAGAGGAGATGCTCCTAACTTCACTCCATCAAGTAAAAATTTGCCAGCTCCTTGAAAATCCCCTGATTTAATCGCAGTGATAAATTGGTCCTTGCCACTTTGTCCGTTTTGGAACATGCCATTTGGCAAAGTTGAAAGAGTATTCATAACATCGTTATTAATATTTAATGCAGCTGTTGTATAATCTCCGCTTTGAAGTGCTGTAACAAACGCCTGAACACCTTCTCCACCGCGTTGACCCATGATTGCAGCTAAACCAGACAATGTATTATCAATTGAAGTGCTTGTAGAAACAAAATTTTGCCACAACGCAGACAACTGTTCATCACTAATATTTCCAAGTTGAGATAAACCGCTCGCAAATGTTTCAGCGTTTAAAGTGCCTCCATTTGCGATTATTGCGTTCATTTCAGTTGCCCAATTTTTTAAGTTTGTAGACAATGTCTTGTTTTTCTTCGTTTGTTCGTCGATTTGAATTTGATAGTTAGCTTTTTCGGTTTCAGTTGAAGCGTCCGCTTTTTTCTTTTTCAAATCAGCAAGCGATTTCTCGCCAGTTTCAACAGCTTTTTTCTTTTCTTCATATAAGCTCTTTTGAACTTCTAAGCTCGTATTTCTTTCCTTTTCATTTAAGCTTTTACCTTGCTCTAGTCGCAATAAGTTCGCTTCAACATACAGCTGATTTTGTTTCGCTAACTCTGTTTGAATATCAGTAGTTTGTTGTTGTAAAAACTTCTTCTGTTGAGCAGTTAACTCTTGCCCGTCAGCCCAACGATTTGTTTTTAGCATATTTGAATAATCGCTTTGCAAAGTTAGTAACGTGCTATTATTCTTTGTTGTTTCGTCTACTAAAGTCTTATTTGCATCTGCTATAGCTTTTTTACGTTTATCTCCTTCAAGGTCCTGAGCTTTTTCCATAGCAGCACTATAAGCATCTTGAGATTTTTTAGCTGATTCTTGATACTGGCTATATAACTCTTTAGCAGAATTTAAGAATGACTTAGTTTTCTCGCTAAGTTTATTGCCGTATTGATCCACACCGCCACTTAGCATCGTGTCGATTGCTTGATTCGACTTCGAAACAGTTGTCTCTGTTTGTTTAGCAGTTGTTTCTACCAGTTTTAATGTGTCTTTTATCTTCTTGCCGGACGTTTCGGTTTTATTGCCAGCGTTTTCCGCCCCACTAGCCATTTGTTTGAAGGCATCTATAGTCCCGCTTAAAGCATAATTATCTTTGTTGAAAGCATCATCAACAGCTTTTCCGGCTTCATCAAATGCTTTTTGAGATTCTTTAGCGCTTTTGATTGCACCTTTAATATCGCCCTTCATAGCTAGAAAGGAAGTTTTAATAGCTCCATATAGGCCTTGGAAATATTTTGTAGCGATTAAAACCACTCTGACTAATACTTGTATAACATCAACTACAGCCGCTAATGTTATAGCTAGTTCTACCCATACATATACGCCGATGGATTTTAGTATATCTTTGAACACGCCACCAACAGGTTTTAATGCCGTCATAAGCTGTTTAAATACTTCTACTATTTTTCCAAATGACTTTTTCACGCTTGATAGCATGACAGATAAAAACCCTTTTATGTTAGCAGTGTTTTCTTTAAATGCTGCATACATACCATAAAGAACCGCAATTACAGCACCTATAACAGCCGCAACTATTCCAAATGCCGCTGTTGCTGACCCTAACGCTACTTTCAAGCCTAAAAACGAACCTTTTATCGTGTTAACGATTACTCCTAAAAGCGACCCACTAGAAGTTAAGCCTTTGAATACACCTACAAGAGCTGTTAATTTTGAAAATACACTACTAATAATATTAAATGCTACAAATCCCGCGGCAACTTTTGCCAACAGTGGTGCCCACTCAATTAAAACAGGGATAAACTCTTTAATTTTTTGGATTAAATCAGAAAGTTTTTTCTGGAATTCAGGACTTGCTGTTACTGCCGCAAACTGTTTAAATGCGTTTTTAGCAACATCTAATGCTTGGATAATAGGGCCTTTTAAGTTTTCGGCGATATTCGCAAGGCTCTTCACAGCTGCCGTTTTCATATTCGCAAATGAACCGCTGATAGTGTTACCTGCTGTTTTTGCTAGACCTGCCATTTTAGCCGTGTTCCCAGCCATTCCATTCGTTCCTTCTTCAATACCTTTTGTCAACATTGCGATAGCTTTTGTAGATTCTAAAGATCCTTCGGAAACATATTTCTTCATTTCTCCAACGCTTTTACCTGTCGAATTGGCTAAAATTTGCCACGCCGGAACACCCGCGTCAACTAGCCTATTGATATCATCAGCGTAAGCAACACCAGATGCTTGCAACGCTGAGATAGCATCCGTCATCTGGTCAATTGATTCTGAACCATTTCCGACGCCATACGCCGCATCAGCAATAGCTGTGAAAACAGGTTTTACATTCGCCGCTTTCATACCAGCAGCGACCATTTTTTTAGCACCTAATGCGACAGCATCAAGCGCGATAGGTGTGCCATCAATAGCAGCTGTAAGGTCAGTCATAACTAACTGTGCATCTTTTGCTGAACCCGTTAAAACAGTTAACGATTTAGTCGCTGTATCAATCGTATCAACACGACCAATAGCGCTGCCTACCACATTTTTTGTTGCCGCAATAAGTCCTAATGCCGCTGCTAATTTAAGAACACTAAAACGAGCTTGTTCCGCTGGTTTTTCGACTGAATTTTTAAGTGCTTCACGCATTCCAGCGCCTGCGCCTTTCGCCGCCGCTTTAGCTGCGTTAAATCCGCTTACTAATCCACTTTTAATTAAAGAACCAGTGCTTTTCGCAATGTTTCCTAGGCCTTTTAATGCTGAAATACCAGCTTGGCCTGCCGCTTTAGCTCCGGATTTCACAGCGCTAAAGCCTGTTTTTAATGCTGATTTCACTGTTGTTCCTGTCGTTTTCGCCGCGCTTGCTACAGCGCTAAAAGCTGTTTTCATTGCACTACTTACTGCTAACGCTGCTGATTTTGTAGCACTAGGAATAGCTTTCACAGCGCTAATAGTTCCTTTTACGCTCATATAAGCAGCAACTACCACCGCTTTGTAAGCTACTACGAAACTGTTTTTCACTGCTGTAGCCGCTGTTTTAGCAGCTCCTGGAATACTTTTAATAACTTTTACAGTAGTTTGAGCATAAGTAATAGCAGCCGATTTAGCTGCTTGCAAACTACTTACTAATGCGGATTTAATACTGATTCCAGCGCTTTTAATTGCGCCGGGGATGGATTTAATGACATTAATTGATACTTTAACAGCCGACACAATACTACTTTGTACTGTCTTAGCAATTGAAAAGAAGCCGTTTTTGATATTAACCGCCGTGTTTTTGATACTTGTTCCAAGTTCCTTTATCGCTGTAATAGATGCTTTAGCAGCGTTTACGAACCCAGTTTTTACTGTTGATGCAAGTTTAGATAGTGCCGCTTGTACATTTGCAGGCAATTCACGCATAAAGTTCAAACTAGCTTTTAAAGCATTTGAGCCAGCGCTTCCCATCGATTTAAACGCATTTACAAACGTGTCTTTTAATCGTTTCGATTGACTAGCAATATCTGAAACCGCTTCTCTATAGGCTTTATCTAATGACGCCCCTGCATTTGTTCCAGCTTTCGCTAAATCTTTTTCAAACACATCAAGTTGTTTATCTGCTTTTTTATCGTCTAAACTAATCTCAATTACTACTGATCCATCGCTCATGTTCTCACCTCTAATCTTTTAACTTATATCTGTTTTTCAGTTTAATTAATTCGTTTCGTTCTTTTTCTGTTCCTTTCCCAGAAGGTAATTCCGCTTGCCTAATGCCGATTATCGTTTTAATTGTTGTATCATCACGCAAACTTTCTAACAATGCTCTAAACTTATACCAGTGCATTTTCCCTCGACTATCTAATAAATCAATATTGTAGTCTTGTAAAAAAGAAGCGTAGATATAATCCGCATCTTGCGTTAATGAATATGAAGCAATTTCTTCCGCATCCTCATTGTTTGTAGCGCTTGGCATCTTGTTTCCGTCGATATCATAAAGCAAACCATCGTCATTTTCTTTAACAATATAATTAGTGAAAATATCAATAAGCACCAACGATTTTTCTTCAATGTTCGCGTATTCGTCTTCCTCATTTGAACGTGGCCAAGGCATATCATCAGCAAAAAGCACATCAATTGCGAGGTTAGCTCTGAACACATCAGATAAACTATTATCTTCCGTTAAATCAATCACTCTTAGAACGTTGTCAAAAGCTAAATCGAGCTTATATTCTTTCCCTTCGTATTCGTAAATATCATTAACTCCAAAAGCGAGCGAAAGCATTTAAATCACTTCGCTTTTTTTGTCATTTTTGCTTTATATTTCTTTTGAATTTCATTTTGTTGTTTTTCTACTGAACCGACAATGATTTCTGCAACTTGATTGTATACTTGGTACATTTTTAAAATATCTTTGCATTGCGCATAACATTTATCGAATGCTTTTTCATCATCTAATAAAATTGCATATGCTTCAGTTAAAGCCTCTTTTACATCTTCTTCTAATGTAAAGTATTCTTCTGAACTCATTTCGTCTGTATTATCAATGTTGTATTTATTTAACTTTTCCAGTTTCTTCTTGTACTTCTCATCTGCTTCAATCCATTTGCGGCGCATTTCATCACCTAAACCGACTCTAAACAGTTCCGTGCCAAGTTGAAACTCTTGATATGATTCTTCTAATTGAATATTGATTACATTATTTTGTGCCATGTATGATTTCCTCCAATTTAAAAGCCCCTACTATAAACGTAAGGGCTTCATTTATTAATCTGCTGCTTCTACTGTTACTTGTACTACTTTGTTGATAGAAGGACTTTCTTTAGATGCAACTGTTATGTTTGCTGTTCCTTCTGCTACGCCTTCACCTGTACCCACGCTATTGATTTTTGCCTTCGGTGGATTAGATGAAGTGTAAATTACTTCTTGACTAGCTCCCACTGGCAATACAGAAGCATTAATAGTAAATGTTTCTCCTACTTTAACGGTAATTGTATTGTGGTCCACTTCGACGCTGGACGGGCTCTCCTCAGGGTTTTGTAACCGTAGGTGTTTCATCATAAGCGATGCGGCAACCAAACGCTGGGAATTCTGTAGCATCGCCGCCACCCGCGGAGCCTTTAATTTCTGATACAGTTGCTTTGCCGATAGCCGTTTCCGTATCTGGAATTTCGATTTTAAACATAATACCGCGATTTTCCGGCGTTCTACGTTTAGCGACAATTAAGTTTTGCGCAGCGTCTTCACGATCGTGTGTACCTTCGAATGTGTAAGCTTCTGAGTAACCTAGCACGACTGTTTTTTCGTTGCCATCGCCATCATAGTCGCCTTGCTCTTCAGTGTTATCAGACCCATCATCTGAAACGTTTGTAATCCATTTTGACAGGCGTTTCCACACTGGTTCGCCCGCACCATCAACAATTTCAGCTACAAAGTATTTCGTTTTCGCATTTTTAATTCTAGCCATTTTTATTTTTCCTCGCTTTCAATATATAATTTAATTTTGAAACTAGCACTATAAATAAATGTCCCATCATCACTGGCGGAAACAATATTAGGAACGCTAGTTGTTTCTTTGTCTTCTAGCACAAAGCTGTTATTTAAGCTCTGTATACTCTCTATTTCTGTGTTATCAAAATAAGCAGTAATATCATTCAAAACACCTAAAACTTTCATTTCTTGCTTGCTAGAACCGTTTAGGTTAAAAGAAAAAGACCGCTCATAAGAGCCGTCTTGATAACCTTGTTTGTCGTTATTTGGAGTCAGTAGCAAAGCAATCGATTCAGGTTTTAATATCGCTGTTCTTAATTTCATATCTTTTAAATCTACGTTGTTTTCGATAGCATCCATAATACTATCTAAAAAATCTAATGACATTATAATCCCTCCTCGACCGCTTTTTGCGCTACTTTTTCCCAGACGTCCATTTTATCTATTTCCGCCCGTTGGTCCCATTCAGGACCAGCCAACGGATGGTGTGTTAGTGTGAAATTGAAGTTTATACCTTTATACAGCCGTCGAGCATAAATAGATATCCACATAATTTCTTTGTCATTCATAATAACGTATTGATTTGACAAGTCACCGCTTAAAAACGGCACATAAAGCGCAATATCAGCGGCCGCTTGATTAATTAAAGCAAACTGACCTCTTTCTTTCGCCTTTTTTACGCTCCCTTTTGCTTTTGAGAGGTCCACACGTACTTTAATCGGCATCAAACCACCTCGATTTCCCAATGATGCACGCTATTAGAAGTCGCATAACAAGGTATAACCTTAACAATCTTATAAGCTTTTCCAGAAAAATATATTTTAGATCTACTTATAAAATCTTTTGGCACGTTCATGCTGTTCACCGCATCAATAAAAATAACCGCGTCATATCTATCATTATCAGATAATCCCGCGATTTGATTTGATTTTGAGAAATCGACACGAACATGTTCAACCTCTATGCCTTTTTCATAACCGACCTCATTGTGTCTACCTTCTTCTTTATACGCTTCATAGCTAATGTTATGAATTAACCAATCGAGAGGTAACGGAGGGGCGTTTGTTATCGGTTTTACTACTTTCATTAACGAACACCTACCCCGCTATAAAGCAAACCTGTGTGCGCTAAATAGGACCTTACATCACTGCCTACTAATCCACTGTTCAAAGATGTAGCAGTTGATGCAAAATTACTATCACTAATAGAAGTTCTTCCGATTGATACGTTATCCGGCTTAGAAACAGCTAACTCACTTGTTCCGCCCGCCTCTTTGAAATACTCGATTTGATTACAAGCAGCTAACTGTATTTGATGCTGAATAAATTCACTGAACGATTCAATCCCACTTTTGCGTATTCGGTAAAATGTCACTGAATCAATTTTTCTTTCAGCATGCTTTAACAGTTTGGCAAATTCTTCCTGTTCCAAATGCTCCCCAGCGTATTCATCATTGTAAAATTCTAATGTAGTGTAAGGCATTATCACTCACTACCTTCCAATAGAGCCACTAACTCCGCTTTTTTCGCATTACTTGCAAATTCGATATTTCTATTCGCAAGCTCTTCTTTCAATTCTGCTACTGTCATAGCTGAAAAGTCTTTAATCGGCGCGCTATCAGTTTCACCCGACCGCGCCGCCATTAGTTTCCCGAAACTGGAACTACTTTCACCGCTTTTGTTTCATCAACTAAAGCAACAGCATAGTGCTGATCGGCATTAAATTTAGTTAATTTATGATCCATATCACGCCCTACTTCCGCTAAAATATTGCGTTTTAAAAATGTTTTTAGAGCCCCAGCTTTTACAGCTAGCCCAGTCCCTACTGTTAATTTTTTAGTACGGACAATCTCCCAGCCAAGCAACTCACCAAACACTCCTTTAACAAGTAAATTATCCCCTAATTGCGATGCTCTAGTCCAACTCTCTGCTGCCTCTTTGCGAAGTTTTGCTGCATCCTTGTGATTCAAGAAAAGGACACCTGTAGATGTAATTGCTTCATCTTCAATTGCATCTGGAGCATCTACAAATGTATTTTCAATTTGGTCAATTAAATCAATATTAATTGCACTTTTAACTTCTAATGTTGTTGTTAAAGCTTCTGCTAAAATATCATTATCCACTTTTGAAGCAATAGACATGCGAATTTGAGTTTGCGCTTCTCCGACGGGATTACCATATCCAGAAAGTACTGCTTCATCTGTAATCTTAACACCTTTGCCAGCCTTTTTAATTCCGTGCTTTACGGATTCAGTTTCAAGTGCGGAGTAATCAATTGCCGCTCCTTCTGCTACGTCTTGAGCATCGCCAATATACTTAAATTTAGGGACAGTGATTTCAGAGCCGGGTTGTCCCTCTAAACTGTTATCAATTGGTGCAATACCCCCAAATTTAATCGCTTTTGGTAGTTGTGCGGAAATCATCGGCGCCATCACTTCTGGGTCAATCAAATTCGCTAATTTCGTTGTTAAATCTGCCATCTTTTTTACCTCTTTCTATTTTTTATTTTGTGATACTTTCGAATGCTGCTGGATCACTAGCTTTTAAATCTGCGAGTTCTTGATAGCTATAATCTGCCAGCGATTTACTAGTATGGTTATTATTAGTTTGATTTCCATTGATACCCCACTTAGGTGCTACATTTTCGCTTTCTTGGCCAAACAAATAAGCATCGCTTTCTTGCAGTGCTCCTAACTGTTCGTCAAGGCCTTTCAAACCTTCGTCTGTTAGTTCTAGTTTGTCGTTATCCAGTAAAGCTTTTACAGCCTTCGGATTTCTTGCTTTCGCATTTGCTAAAGCTAAATCAAGTGCTGCACCTTTGCGAGTTTCTACTAATTTAGCTTCCGAATCTTTTTTCAAAGTTTCGTAATTGTCTTGCAGTGTTTCTAATTGAGTTTTTAAAGATTTGCTCGTTCCGGAATCAGTTTTCAAAGCTTCGATATCATCGTCCCGTTGCGCAAGCTGGCTTTCAAGACCATCTCTTTCTGCTTCCGCTGATGTTACCTTGTCCTTTTCGTTCTGAATCGACTTACCATGTTCTGCCATAATAGAGTCGATAGTTTCCTTTTCCAAGCCTAATTCCTTCAAAAAGTCTCTTTCCATTTCTTATTCCTCCTACGTTGTTTTTACGTGATACGATCACGAGAGCCGACTTTTAACGACTTTCGTTCAGGTCGAATGTTATGCATATACTTTTTCTCTGTTGTATTGCCTTGTTAAATTGTGCGTTTTTACAAATGCTCTTAGCTTGCTTTGCTTCGTTCTAACAGCTTGTTTAGCCTTTTTAACTGCTAGTTCATCGCCGAGCTCTTCGGCCGCTGATAACTTGCGTTTAGCCGCTCTTATGTCGCGTTCCATTAAGCGTTGTTGCTGACTCAACATATAAACGCGTTTGTTCTCTTCTTCGTCTATTAACTCGCTTTCGTCTGGCGCAATGTTAATGCCTTCAATAAAAGCAAAACGATGATGACGGCAATTACAACCGAAAATCCCATCTCCATAGCCATATCTAAGTTCTGGTGAGTAAATAGACATGTATTTATTGCCGTATTTCGTTTTTGTTTCTTCAACAGATAACAAACAGATTACTTTGCCTTGAATGATTGAACATGTTGGTCGTGCTCCTATGTGCTGTGAAATACGCACTAAATCAACGCCGTATTCACCCATCCGCTCATCTTCAATGCTGTTATAAACACTGTTGACGGTTGTTCTTGTAACAGTTCGGACGTAAGCTTCAGGTGTCCACCTTTTATTTGCCTTGTCTACAAGCGCAGGAACGCCATTTTCAGCGAATTTAGTTACTGCCTCAGCTAATGCTTGTCTATGTGTTTTTAAACCAGCTAAGACGCTCTGTGTCGTTTCGTGAATGATATCTGAATAGATTTGTCTTGCTTGCGATAACATCGTTTGATTGACGCGATTATAGTTACTTTGTGCTAACTTAAAATAACTTCTCATTACTTTATCGACTATCGTTTGTCCATCAGCCACAAGTGGTAACACAACACCCGCTTCGGCTAATTTATTGAAATAGTTATCTACTTGCTTTAAATCGCTATATCCCGCATCTTTAACAACTGAAAAAAGCTTCTTAGCAGATACGCCGGAAGCTTTGGAAATTTTATTTATCATTTGCTGATCTAGTGCATGAACTTGATTAAGTTTTTCTATTTGCCAAGCCAGCACATTGTCAGCGCTGATATTTTTCTTTGTTTTTAGTCGGCGAACAATAAGGGTGAATAGTTCATTTTCGAGCGTTGTGTACACATCAACGACCGGTTGCACAAATAAGTCAAGTTGCCTTGGAGTTAGTGCCATCCACATCACTCCTCTTCTCCAAATATTCCGGTCATATCATTGTTAGGTATTTCCGCTTGTTTTTCCTTTGCTAACATTTCAGCCCATTCATCCGCTTCAGCTTCAGTAATATTCCAAGCACGCTGTAAAGCAATTTTCAGCGGTATCATACCTTGATTTTTAGCGTTTGTGTAACGATTGATAGTTGTATCTTCGTCTTGCGCTATAGAGTCGTCAAAATCGACTGTAATAGTGTCTAACTCGACTATATCGCCAGAATATGCCTCAATAAATTTTCCAACTTCGAGAATGCTCACAATCATTTCTTTTATACCTTGTTCAATTAATTGCGAATGACTGTTTTTAGTTTGATAGGTTTCTGACTTCTCGCTTACAACTTCTGTAGCTGTTTTTAAGCCGTTTTCATCGAAAGTGAATGTGCCAGCAGATAATCCGACCTGCATCGCGTAAATGCGCAACATCGCGTTTATAGACTCGATAAACTCAGTTGAACGAATCTCAACAGATATATCTTTTATCGCTTTGCCGTTGTCGTCTTGGTCACCTTGATATAAAAAGAATGCTTCATCAGTTGAATCGAAATACTGCGTGGTTGAGCCGTCTAGGTTAACAGCCGTTTTAACAAAGCTCGAAGGTACCAACACTTTCTTTTTGCCTAATTTGAATTCTTGATAGTATGAATCGAACATCAAATCAAGCGTTTTTAATGTGTCCAATGCGTTAGCATAAACAGAAATGCCGAGCGGGCTCGTTAAATTCTTGTTATTCGCTATATTAGGTTTGATATAAATGAACGATGGGCGGGTAAATTTTGGTAGTGGTACAACTGGCTCAATATCATTAAACAACAGTTTTAAACTTACTTTTGTACCAAGCTCGTTCGGCGTGTCTGACTGATAAAGTTCTGTCGTGACTGTATACACATCGTCATGCCATTCGTTCCACTCAAGCAACGTATAATATTTATCGTTTTTATGAAAACTATTAGCAATAACACATTCGTCTACATTCTCGCTATCATTTGAGAGAGGATACATGCAATCAGCTGTTGCAAATGAAACTTTGACGTTTTTATTGCCGTCGTGGTATACCTTTATCACAAAACCGCCCATCGCTTCTCCGTATTCGATGTAACGCTCCATATTCTTCGTAAAACCGTTTGTTTTGAGTACGTTAAGCACGAACTCTTCTGCTGCTTCATCATCGATATTGATTTTCACTTTCTCATTAAAAAGAAGCTTTGACATGTACTTAGCTGTGACCTTCGGCAAATTCATAGATAATTGGCGTCTGTTGACTGGATTGCCATTGTGTTCGTAATTGAGATTATGCCATTCAGCATAATGGCCTTGGTACAATCGTTTCCACATGTCAATATACTTATAATCTTCATCATTAGCATTTACTTTTTTGTGGTCTTTTACATCTTTCAGTGCTTTCAATAGTCCCATTCTCCGCATCACTCCTTTCACGCTTGCGATTATTTGGTTAATCAAGGTTTTCACCTCCTAGAATTTAAGACCTAATTTGCGTAAATTATCTTTAACATAGTATTGAAAAGCATCACACGTATGATCGTCTTCTTTTATGACTTCGGGCTTGTCTGTGTTGATTGTTTTAACATCCCATTGATACTTTCGATGTTCTTCGATGAATATTTTATTTTCTTGGATATCAAGATAATAAAAACGACCTTGTGCGAGTAAATCTTGCACAAAGTCGACCATATCCACTTTTTTACCTTTAGACACGGGATGCAAGCTGACGCCGTAGTCTTTGTAATACTGATTTCTAAGTCCGCCCTCCGCGCTATCTACTGTTTGCATATCGACAGGCGCATTATACTTCGCGACTATTTTAGTCATGAACTCGCGTAACTCTTTTGAATAATCCGAAGGTGCTTTCTTAACTACTTGATTTGCGGGACTGTAATAGTATGTGTCTAGTAAGATAACATTTTCCTTCGCTGTAAAACCTAGCGCTAGACATGTGGTAGCTGATACTTGATGTCCAGTGTCAATAGCAAAGTCAATCATTATAATTCTATCGTCCGACGGGATAGTTTTAAGTGATTGGAATAAATTCATGTTATAAACGTTTGTGCCTAATCCCACCGCTTCACCTAGATATAAATAGCGGTAATAGTCATAATCATTTTCTTTTATCCGGTTGATTACATCTAGCATTTGGTCATTAACAAAACCTAACTCGTCATTCAAATAACTTGATTCATGAACTAAATAGGTCGAATTACTTCGTTGTTGGTCTGCCCATTCGTTTATCCATGAGTAAGGGTTGCGAGGAGGGTTATACGACCAGAAGAACCGGACAAAAGCAGCTCTTTTCTGTTTTTGCCTCATAAACGTTGTGTTAGTTTGGTCGAATTCTTCCGCATCTTTAAACTCGGCGGCTTCCTCATACCAAACAGCTATAATGTCGTTAATGTCATTAGACTTTAGTTTATGAAAGTCATCTTGTCCGTAGAAATAAAAAGTTGAACCCGTTTTTTTGTGGGTTATTTTAAAGGGGCTGACAGTAGTATCGAATTTATTTATCAAAAAGAACTTTTTCAAGGCCCATTGGATTTTATTAAATACAGAGTCACGGATTGTATTTCCAACTTTCCGAATTACAACCACATTCGCTTTCTCGCCTCGTGATAGATACGGTATTAACAAAGAAACCAGTAACAAAGCTATAACGGATGATTTAAACGAGTTACGACCACCTTTTAGAACGTTAAAAGGCTTTGCCGCTTTCCAAACTTCAGCAAAATGCGGGTTCACTTCTTTACGGATGTCTATTTCTTTTTTAGTCATCGCGTTCACCCCACGGGTCAATGATGGTAATTTGGTCGTTATCGTCTTCTCCGTTATCTTTCAAGTACTTCATGAGCTCTAACATAGCTTTTTGTTTATCATAGAGCTTCAAAGATACGCCATCTTTCCCTTTTTTCACTTCTTGAATTAGCGAGCCATCAACTTCTGAATTATCCTTTAAAGCAACGAATGACGCTTTATAAGTAACAGGTTCGCCAGTGATTGGGTCCAAGACCGTTTCCATAACACCTTGCTCGTTTAAATCAGACACTGTTACTTCCTCATTACCAAATTCAACAAAATCTGTTATATCGGCGAAAGCTTGCTTTACATATTCTTTCATCAAGTCTTGCACAGTAACAAATAACTCTTGTTGCAACTCCGCTTTCAATCTATTCAACTCTTGCTTAATGTTATCTTTTGCTAGCAGTCTAACGCTATTAGATCTAGCGGAGTTATAATCACACGTATATGCCTGTTGATATGCCTTCGTTGCATTAAAGTGTTGCAAATAAAATAAACAGAACATTTTTTGTTGTTCTGTTAGCGTATTGTTTTCAATTATTAACTTAGTTTCTTTTTTGTGTGCAACCTTTTTCTTAGTTGCACCTTTTTTATCTTCCGGGTTGCTCCACTTCCTAGACTTCCAAGATTTCACTGTATTTATAGACACGTTGTATTTTTCGGCAATATCTTTATACTTCATGCCTTCTTTATAATCTTTATAAGCTAATTCCCAATTAGTCACTACATATCACCACACTCCCTTATTTTGATAAAATAAAAAGGACCATCACAGGCCCTTTATTTTTCTTAACTCAAGTTTCTCTTTATGTTTAAATATTTTTGATGTTGAATCTATAAATTGTATTTCGATTGCAAAATTAAATCTCTTGCCATCTGCATATTTTTTAATTTGTTTAACAATAAATTCATAATCAAACATTATTGGTTCGCCGGATAAATTAGGTTTAATAATTTGCCAATTCGCTTTATTCTCCAACTGTTTTAAAAGAGCTTCTATGTTTGATAATTTTTTGGGTTCTGCTCTAAATAATAATCTATCCATCAAACTTGGCACTAATAATATTTGTCTAAAATTAATTTCCAAGCTAAATTTACTATTATTTACAGGAGTAATTATAAAAACTTTCGGTTTTCCATCACTTATAATTATACCGTTCTTTTTGCTAACAAATGAATGTCTAAATAATATGGTTAGCCTTTTTCTATTTTCGTTACTATTTAATTTTATAGCCCAAAACAATGCTCCTACTGTCGCTAACCCACTTACCCAGTCAGCTAAACTCCCAACCTCTAGTATAAAACTCATTTGCAACACCCTTTTATTTTTCACTATACCAAATAAAAACCACCTGCTCAATTTTCAACAGATGGAAAGGGCTATATATTTAAAAAACTGGTTAACGCACCAGTCAGCGCCACATGCGTGTTTTACATCCAGTATGGATAGGATATGAGATTGAACAGAAGTGTCGTCATCTGTTGAGACTAGTGCCCAGATACAAAGCCTCTGCCGGGCAACATAGCAATCTCCTGCTATATCATCATAAGATTATAAATGAGAAGTGGAGCGCAGACTCAATATAAGATTTTATTTTTGTAATCATCTTCACTTCTCACTAATAACATTTTATCACCTTTTTTTGCTCAAAAAGTGCCAGAAAAGTGCCATTTTCAATTTAGCACTTCAATCCCAAGTGTTGTTGCTAATTCAATAACAGCCTTCCTTTTCTCTCTTTTGTATTGCCTTTCTTCGTAAGGAATATCAAGCATAATAGTTATATCTTGTAAGTTATGAATGAACTTCTCGAACAGTATCTTTCTATGGATGTGCTCAAGTTGATTCAAAATAGCATCGTATTTTTTAACCGCTTCTTGTGCTGCATGAACGTTATCGACATTATGAATTGCAGCATCTTCTACTTTCGAATGAAACTCATTGCCAAAATTTGGTGGCGTAATCTTGTACATAGTCGTCATAGTTGGAAATTTACGATCACCAGCCATCACTCGCAGCGTTAAATAGTCTTTAAAGAACTTTCTTACTGCTCCGACTGTCTGAATGTAGTTTATATCTTCAATTTGTGGTAGATTGAATAATTGTCCCATAAAGTCGCCCCCTTGTAATTATTTAAAACATATTACTCCATGCCCATAAAATCCCTTTAACCACTAATCCTAGTACGAAAATCAGTACTAGGACCCACAGAGCGTATATAGTCAAAGCTCCAATAAATTTCGCTACTTTATCAATCATTCCATATCTCCTTATTCCGTTGATATTCATCCATATCAAACAGCTTATAGTATTCTTTTTTGTTTCTTTGTGTGTAATTAAAGACTATCGACTTCGACACTTTGAAATGCTCTGCAATTGCGTAACACGTTAGTCCTGCATTACGTAAATCAGCGAATTCACGAATTGTAATGTCTGCCCATTTTTTCTTTTTCACGATGCGATCGAATGTTTTGGTCCAATAAGTTTTTTGCTTTTCTATTGTATTCTCGTTCATTAGTTGATTAAGTTCTTTTTGCAAATCCAGCAAGTCGTCAAGTTCTACATCGTTATTTGCTATATAACTAATTATCTCCCGCTGCCTCGCTTTACTCTTCGTTATCTTCGTTATCTCCATTACCGCCATTTATCACACCTCCACAAACTGTCTTCCTTTCAGTTTCAAACACTTAATTGATTGCATATAACGCAGTTCGAAAAGTTTTTGCTTGATTCGAAACTCTTTTGTTAACATGCCTTTGACGTCGATTAATTCCTCGTGACCATCACTGTAACGAACGAGAAAATCCGCTTTATATTTAATCGCTCGATACAGTTTTCCGTTTTTTCGAAAAGAATCTTGTAAAATAAATTCTGGCTGTAAATCGAAACTAACTACTTCGCCAGTCATTTTTAATAGTTTCAATTGCTGATAATATGCCGCTTCTGCTTTGCTATCGAACTTTATATTGTCAATAACTACTTTCTTCGCATTATATTTACTTCGCGTACTCGTTCGCCTCGTTAATGACGAATGCGGTATACTTTGCCTCAATCTCTTCGTCCCCCATATTTTCGATTTCGCTAATTTGGTAGTTTGTAACTTCTGCAATCGCATTAGCCATGAATCTGATGCTCATTGATCTATTTCTCAACTTTTTTATTGCTGTGTCTGCTGTCATTTTTATTCACCCTTTCCCTCAAAATGGCAAATCATCTTCATTAATATCAATCGGCTTACCTTCACTTGCAAATGAATCGCTCTTCTGACTCGTATCCGCTCGATATGAGCTTGTTTGATTGTTATTTGAATAATTAGCCTTGTTTTGGTAATTATTCGATGTAGCACCTTCTACGTTGTTATTTTTAGGTTCTAAGAATTGAACTGATTCAGCAACTACCTCAGTAACGAAAACACGTTTACCGTCGTTATCCTCATAATTACGAGTTTGAACACATCCATCAACGCCCGCCATGCTTCCTTTCTTCAAGAAATTAGCAACGTTTTCTGCTGGTTTGCGCCAAACAACACAATTAATGAAATCTGCTTCTCGTTCTCCGTTTTGATTAGTGAATGTACGATTTACTGCTAATGTAAAAGTCGCAACAGCCGCGCCCGCTGGAGTGTAACGTAAATCCGGATCTTTTGTTAATCGTCCTACAAGTACTACACGATTCATCATTATTTGCTTACCTCCTTCTGCACATAATAGCCGTATTGCATAGATACTAAGGTTTCTAGCGGTTTTCCTATTACATTGTTCATAAATCTATAAAAAGCGTCGCTCTCTTGTGCATGTATATTGAAATCATAAATGTATTTTCCTATGCGGTATTCTAGCTCCTCTTTATTCCGCTCAAACCAATCAGCTACAGCTTCCGAAACCACAGGCGCTTTAATCACAGTAAATCCTTTATGATCTTTGACGCCTTCAACATATTCTTGTGTTATTTTTTTCATTTACCTTCCTCCATAGATGTAATAGTAATTTCTAATTTACTAGCAATATCAACTAGTAATTCTCTGATAGCATTTAATTCACTTGCTAATTCTTCAAAGCTGTTTATCTCAGACGTTTTAATTTGATAGTCAACAAATGCCTGTAAAGCTTTGTCTATAGTTGGATAGTAACCAACATCTTTGAAAATTTCTGTTCCGTTTTTGTCTACGCCGTTTTGCTTGGATAAGATGTATTGAAATTGGCTATTTCTTATTACGTAATCGTCATTGATTTTTAATTTCATCTCATTTCCTCCTATACAATCCCTAAGACGACAAATCCGTCTTTTTGCTCATAATCTGTCATGTAAACTACTTCAACAGAAATATTAGCTCCTGAATATTCATTGACCCATTCGCGTAGAATCAAAGTGTCTCCTACATGAAAATCGCGGTCATTTTTTCTAATTTCGAACGTTTTACGTCCTTCCGTAACAGCTTCGAAATATTCTGGTGCTATTTTTAATTCGTGTGTTTTAGTCATTTTATAAACTCCTTCCACAAACTGGACAGTAATTGATATTCCTAGCTGTTAAACCGTAGTAGCTGAAAACTCCTAAGTTGCCATTGCTGTCTAGTCTAACGACACCTGTTTCTTTATATTCTTCATCAAAACTCAGCAAATGCTCGTTATTCATCATAGAGTCATCCTTGCAATACTCACACATTATTCCGCCACCTCTTTCTTGCACGCTCGTACTAGCGCCACTGTTGTTCCGCCGGCTAACACATTCCAGTCTGACGAACTAAAAGAAGTATAGTGTACCTCTATAATTTCGTGTGTTGCTGATAATTCATTTAACTGATTTGCAACTGTATTATTTTTGTTGTGCAACCTATGTTCCTCAAACTCGAACCACTCATCTGTCTTAGTCATTTCGCCACCTCTTTCAATCCCCATGAGGCAAATTCGGCTAGTAGTTCGTACTCTACTTTTCTATTTTCGATTGCAAGGTAAGCCTCTACAACTTGCCGAGGAGCTTTGCTATTTATGTTTTCTAAGTCAAAGAATAGTCTGACAGGCGTTAAAAATTCACTACTTTCTTTCAACCATTTCAGGACAATCTCCTTCGCTTCTTGTTCGTTCATTCCGACACCTCTTTCAAACATTTTAATATTTTAAGTAGTAACACTCTTACAGATCGTTTTAAACGCCTTGACTGAAAGGAATATGTTTCATGTTGTCGGTACTTCATTCCTCCGCCTCCCTCAAAATAAAATCAATCACTCTGTAATATCTCTTTCTAAGCTTTTCATTATCTTTATGCGTTTGTTCAACAGACGCTTTAAGCTCATCTAATGTTCCTTGAAAACAACCAGTTGTCCATATGTCTAATTCTTTGATATATGCTATTTGGTTGTTTTTACGTGTCGTATCTACTTGTACGCAGATAACTGTTAAGCCTTCTACATGTTGCCAGTTTACCCAATTTAAATTTGCGTCACTTAAATCTACACCTCTGAAATTTGCATTACTTAAATTGACATTACTTAAATCTGCATTACTTAAATTTGCATTATTTAAGTCTGCAATACTTAAATTTGCATAACTTAAATTTACATTACTTAAATCTGCACCTCTTAAATTTGCATTACTTAAATCTGCACCCCTTAAATATGCAAGTCTTAAATTTGCAAATCTTAAATTTGTGTTTTTTAAGTCTGCATTACTTAAATCCGCTCTATCGCCACCTTCGTTGCGCAGCCATTTCCCATGATTCTCTAATATGATGTCTAACTCTTCTTGATTCACTCCGCCACCTCCACAAATAACGTCAACTGTTCCACGCAACTCTCTCCATTCTTCATCTGTAACTTTTGTGATGTCTTCACGTGTCCACTCTCCTTCCGTATCATGAATTACCTCATAACTCTTTCGTGCGAATTTATCAATTTCAACATAGCCCGCGCACTCATGTCCAGCACGTTCCATACCAAGACGAAATCCGCCAATACCTGCAAATAGATCTAAAAACTTCATGCCTTCGCCTCCAATTCGTCGCCTCTTCCAAGTTTTCGCATTACCTCTTCATAAGCTTTTTTCTCTTCTTCTGTCATTTTTTGCTTTTTAGGCGCTTCTTGCTGGTCTTTGTCGAACCAATCTGGCAATACTTCTGGTTTCGTTTGTTTGTTGTATTTGTTGAACGGCTTGTTAGCAACTGGCTTATTACGTTGCGTCGCCATCTGATCATAATTTTTCCTTAAAGATTTCGGAGATTTTATGACACCGCACCAGAAATCATTTTTCTGTGACCATATAATAGCGTTTTTAACTTTTTCTGAATCTCGCTTATCTTGTTCAATCATAATTCTGATGTCATGAGCCCATTTTTCCAGGTCATGTTCCTTTTCTTCGGGATTATTTTTTTTAATTAATTCAAACAATAAATTAGCTAAAGATAAATGAACCTCGTCAAACTTGTTTTGACGTTTATTATTATCTTTATTATCATTCTTATCTTTCTTAACATTCTTCTTATTGTTCGGTGGCTGTTCGGTAGCCGTTCGGTGGCTGTTCGGTAGCCGTTCGGAGCTAACGCCGCTATAGTTACTTAAATCTTGATATAATGCGTAGTTACGCACTGTAAAAAGTGTTCCTAGCTTTGTAGTCGTAATTTCGAGTCTTTCTTCTCTTACTAGTTCGTCGATTTTTTCTTTTATCGTGCTTAGAGAGTAAAATTTTTCGGCGTTATTATCGTAGTAAAGCAAATCTTCTCGTAAATTTCTAAATGACCTTAGATATTGCCCTCTACCAATTTGGATGCCGCCTTTCATAACTCCATTTTCTGAAAAGACGGCATTCCCGACAATGTAGAAAAATAAACGGAATTTTATTACATCACTCCATATATTATTTTCGAATATTTCACGACTCATCTGAAATGCGCCTTTCATTTTTACACCTCTATTCTTGTAGTTCTAAATCAAACAAATCTGCTTCTTCTGGTTGAACGCCTTTACTTAAATCTTTTTGTTCCAAGTCAATTATCTTTGTAAGAGCAACTAAATTCTGTGCGCTTAGCTCGTCTGGTTTGACGTTAAATTTTGAATCAATTAGATCGCTTAAATAAGTTCTTTTTAAGTTGTAAGTTTCTAGTTTTTCTTTGATTATTTCCCATTGTGTTGCTTTCGCGTCTTCTTCTGTCACTGTGTTTTCTTCGTCTGTTTCTATTGTTTTTTGTGTTGGCGTAATATCCTTGCGTTGACCTGTATTGTATTCTTGCTCGTTTTCAATTCCGTTGCTTGTAAGCATTTCGTCTTCTCCAATTTCAATTCCGAATTGTGTTTTAGCAGCGCGTTTAATTAAATGTTTTTTGAACATATCGTTAAAATATTTGGACCACATATTTTTATTAGTTCCATTCTTCATGTGTTCGACTTCCTCTACATCCATCACAACTACAAAATCAGGAAAATCCTCTTTACGCGCAATTGCATAACCGCCTGTAACTTTGCCGCGAGGGAAGCCAAACTCATGTTTCGTTACAGTCATTACGCCTTGTTCATTTCTTCCGAATCTAATTTCGTCTTTCTCATGCACTAATTGAACATCAATGCCTCTGTATCCTTCTGAACGTCTTGCAAGATACTCCACGCCTTCTACCGAAATCTGTATATTCATTTGATTACCATATTTAATGAAATAGACATGATTCAAAAACGGATTTAAACCGCTGTTTTTACATACTTGAACAAATAGTTCAAACTCTTGTGGTGTTGAGTTTTTAGCAATAGTTTGTTGCATTGTTCTTAGTTTTTCTTCGTCAAAATTAGCTACCTCGTAATTATTTTGCGTGTCAATTAATTCATTATTCATTTTCAGAAACTCCTTTTACTGTGAATTTTGTTTTCTTAACAGTTGCTGTAATTAATTGCCCTGTTGGTTTTGGTAATTCGATAACAGATTCTGCATTATCTGCAAAAAGAGGAACAATTGTTTCAGCTTTTAGGCTTAAAGCGTTCGCAAACTCAATGCCTGCAATAATTTTTTCAGCAGTAGATAATTTGCTATAGGGCTTTCGTTGCCACTCCACTTCGAATGTTGGCTTTTCTGTACCATTTTTTAGCACTTCATATAACTTAATCGTGATGTTTTCGAACAATCCATTCACTTTTTCAACCATCAAATCACTTCTTTTAGCTTTAAATCGTTTTATAGCTTCAACAATTGATTGTGATTTATTGCGTTGTTTTCTAATGCGCTGTTGTTCAAGTTCTGCATCAGCAATTTGTTTGTGTAACTTTTCAGTTTGACCGACTGATTGAATATAACCACTCAATTCTAGTATTTTTTCATCGATTTCTTTATATTTAACACGATCAAAGTTTTTTTCTGGATTTTCTAGTTTAGCTAAACGCTCTTTTGATGCTTCTAATTCTTCAACCATTATTTTTCCTGCTGTTACAAGTCTGTTATAATGTTCTTTTCGATATTGAATTGCATGTTCGATGGAATCACCTTGTAAAGTTTGACCACAGTATTCACAGTTTTCTTCTATTTTTTGTTCTCGCACATTTAATGCTTCTTCTCTTTTTCTAAGAATCCTTTCTTTTAGCGCATTTGTTTTTTGTTCTGCATCTGCATAATCAATTCGTAATTGCACATTTTTATCTTCTTCTGATTCAATTGCTGCTCTTTCTGCGATTAAAGCATCCTTTTGCTCCGTGATCTCTTGGATATCCATGTTTACTTCGCTAGCATTTGACAGTTGTTCTTTAAGTGTCAATACTCGTTCAGAAGCACGCTCATACTGTTTATCAGAGTTTTTGAATGTTTCTCTATTCACTGCTTCTAAATCGTCTAAAAGATGCTTATTGAGCTCTGTAGAAAGAAGTGTTCTATCAATCTCGTTCATATCTTCTAAAACTTCTTTTTCACCTGGTTCGGTCACATAAGAAAGTAATTGCTCTCGCTGTGTCTGCCAATGTTGAGAAAAGAAATACCCGGGACTATATAATGAGTAAAATAGATTTTTTTCAAATAAAGAGTCAACCATATCAGCGAATTCAGTTGCTTTTCGAGGAGCTTCATTAATTGCATATTTAGCCGTTTTCTTTTGCTTTTTAGTTAGTAACAAATCTTTTCCATCTGCGTTTATTAATAGCGAAACATGCACTTCTTCTTCTGTTCCGAGCGGTTGTGGTTCAATCTTTGTTGCTAACAAATCCGTACCATAGAGTAGCCATGTTACTGCTTCGCCGATGCTTGTTTTACCGAAGCCGTTTTTTCCACTAATTTGTGTTACTTGTTCATAGTCCACTACTAAATTTTTATGATTCTTGAAATTTTCTAAAGTAAGTTGTTTAAATACGATTTTCATATATGTTACCTCCATTGATTTTTTAATAGATTCGAGGTATAATTTTGTTAAGGTAATATCTCAAATCCTTAAAGCGCGCACTGCTATGCGTGCTTTTTTAATGTCTAAAATCATCGTCCCAAAGATCATCAACAATCATCGGATTCTCAACCATGTTTATCACTTCCTCTCAGCCAATAACCAGCGATTATTGACATAAACGACACGAAAATCATTACTGCAAATACTTCCATCAGCGTGTGACCTCCTCATAACCCTTTAGTTTCAGTTCTTCGATATAGTCCGTCATTTTCTCGCAACCTGTTTCAATAAGCGGGATTTTTTGCCGGAAAGCTGGATTAGCGATCATTTTCGTTCTGTCGTCTATGAAAATCTCACTATTACCGAAAATCGTTTGTTTCCGAAAAACTCTTTCTGTCATTGTTGTAGCCCCCCTAAATTAAAATCAGAATTAAAATCAAATTACATAAGTTTATTAACGCTAATGCCGCCGCTACTATGACTAAGATGCTGAATAAAAGTTGGTTCTTCATATTGCGCGCCTCGGTATAATAATTTCGCGTAGATGTCCATCTACAAGCTCTTTAGTGACTTCAAATTTTTGATTAAATTTATCTGCTCTTTTTTTTCGTTCTTTTTGGTCCATATTTTCAAATCGGCCTTTAACGATATTATTTAATTCCGCGAAATTAATATTTTTTGATTCATAACCCTCGTAGTTAGCTGATACAAGTACTTTGTTCATTTTTCACAACTCCTTACTAATCCAGATTTTTGATAATATTGATCACGTTTGTTCAAAACTTGTTGCAAGTCGATATTGAAAGTTTTTGCGATGCTTGTATTTAGCGTTAATCCCGCTGCTATAACGTCTGTTATCTCCGAAATCGCTTTTTTTGCTGCTTCTCGCTGATTCACATCACCTCTTTTCAAAGTGAATGACATAGCTTCTAAGCCTTGTTTTAGCGCTTTTATTGATTCTGTTACTTCTGCTTCGAAACAAGCCGTTAACGTCATGTGATGCCCGTCTAGTCCGTCTAAAAGTGGCGGTATCATTCCATTACTGAATTCATGTGCGAATAAATAGGTGCTTTGCGGTTCGTTATAGCTGTCTACTAACTGTTCTGCTTGCTCTAACGAAACTGTTCGTTTGCCTTTTACTTGGTTGCTTATCAGTGCTGGCGTTACATAACTGTCTATTGCTAGCTCTTTTTGCGTACGAGTTTCTGCTAAAACTTGCATCGCATGACTTGCTGTTACTGATTTTTGAAACACAATATCTCAATCCCTCTTTTGTATATTTTTTTGCGACTAATTAACTAATTATTGTTATATACTGTTGTTAGTCGCTCCCCAGTGACTATAAGTTGTCTGTAAGCACCGTTGTGGTAGGCGGTGCTTAGCTTAAAACTAAACCATGTTCTTCAAGTAATTTGTTTAATAGGTAAACTTGCCCTTTGCCGGTCACTCTCGGCGTGTATGTTGTCACCATTAATCCATTCCTATCTGTATGAATATGCGTTTTTTGCTCGAATAATCCCAAGTTCATTGCCTTTTGCGATGGCTTGTTATAATAAGTCCCTTTATTTAGCAAATATCCGCTTCCTCTTAGCCATTCAAAAAGCCTGTTTTGCCCAATATCTAAGCCATTTTGTTTAAGGATTGTCGCTAAGTCTTTTACTAAAACTGTATTCTCGCTCGTTTGTACAGCATCTGCAAAAATCACTTTCGGTTTTTGTTCCTCGATTTGCTTTAATGCTTCTTGCTTCTCTTGTTGCTCCTCAATCCACTTTTTAGCTCTAGCGACTGGGTCATCTATCATGTAAGAAAATGCTGGATATTCAGTTGCTAATTTCCTCGCTTGTTTTTCTACTTCAATGAAGTATTTTCTAATTGCTCGACCCATTTCGTTGTTTTGTACCATTGCTAATTCTTTAGCAGTGTCTAAAGTTAGTAAGTATTCTGTTCGAGGTCTGCCAAATGTACTTTCTCCCAAAATTGGGAAATAGTCTTCATCCTTTGAAAATCCGTAATTACTAAACTTATCGGTAATCCAAGTAGCAAATTTTTTACCGACTTGCAAGCTTTGATGTAGTTCCCGTGCATTTACAAATTTCTCGCCTTTTTCATTTTCTAAAACTGGTAACATTTCATTTGCAATTACTTGTAAATTTGACATTTTGTTCTCCTTTCTGTTCGCCCTTTCACAGTGCTATAGTTTTTGTGAAGGGAGGTGGAATTTGTGAAAAATCGCATGGATATAATGTTCAAAGGTATCTCTGATGACCAGCCCATTGCTCTAATGAGCGTTATAAGCATTACATCTTTTCCAGATAACAAAAGTTTTGATTTAAATGATTTTTATTTAGAAGCCGATAAAACTTACAAAATCATTTATAAGGGTGCAAACGAGTTAGAAAACGATTTATCGAAAGTTTTTCTAATGAACTCAAATGATGTCCTTTACATTGAGTTCACTATTTAATAACTGTTTTCAATGATTCCGCTAAAGCCGACACCATGGCGGAATCTCCCTTATTGAGGGCTTCTTTAAAACTCGATTCAAAATTTTCCAAAATTACTAATTTACATTCAAGCCGTTTTTGTTTAATTGCTTCCATCATTTCAAAGTCCTTCATTTTTTAACCTCCTATTCTTTTTGGAAAAGCTTCACTTCACCTTAATTTCTAACGAGTTTATAGTCCTAGCCAATTCTTCAGCCAAAGAGTTGGCTTCGCTTAATCTCGTTCCTAACAAAGTAGCGTTTTCTATGGAATCATCTACTCCATTTAGCTCTACTTCCATTTTGATAATTTTTAGCTCTTGATCTTTTTCAAGTAAATCTAAAATGTTTTTTATAGTGTTGTACTTAACGAATAATCTATTCTCTATTTCATTACCATTTTCTAAAATTGTTTCTAATTTAATAATTGCTTGTTTGATGTTATTCATTTTTCTTCCTCCTCTATTTGTTTTAAAAAAGCCTCTACTTCTAAACCATCCACATCTATTCTTTCTGGATAGCATTCAATAATTAACTTTGGTCGTTTACCGCCTAGTATTTCTAAATGAACACCTGTTACAAATCGTCCTACTTTCCAGTCACCAAGTTGAATGGCATTATATGCAGACCCATCTTCTCTTTGACTAGTTTTGATTGACAAAGTTAACTCTTCGTTACTCATTTTCTAGCCTCCCATTTCGTTTACTCTCCAATATGATTTTTAGTATTTTCCAGACCAAAGCAGTCTTCGCATTTCTTCGCTGATTGTGAATGGATGATATTTGACTTGCACAATTGGCAACGATCCTGCTTTTAAATCTAACTTCACTGCTGTAATTCCTTTTCCTAATTGCTTTCCATTAATTTCTAATAGTCCACTACAACAATTTCTATCTCCTTGCATCTCAATATTTAACGATTTCAAGTTTTCTGGTAGTATGTTTTTGGTTTTAAAAATCAAATCTTTTTCTTCACTTCTTTTCTTACTCAAATATCTTATGTTCATTTTCTACCCTCCTATTTTCTTTTGCCCAAATCGCCGTTAGTTTTTTCCGATAATCTACTAGCTAATGAATTAATTTCTGAATAAAGTTCCGGCAAAATACTTAAATCGCTAAAATCTTCGCCAGTTATACTTAATTCAATGGTGAGTACTGACTCTTTTCTATTTCTCTTAGTTAGGAAAGAGTTTGTAAATGCAATTTTTTTCATTTTCTAGCCTCCTATTTTGGTTACTCTCCAATCTGCTATAATTAGTTTGATTGGAGGTGATAATATGAAAACAACAATTGCTAGTTTAAAATGCATACAATGTGAAAATAATTTTCCGTTAAACCTGAATGTAAAGTCATCTCATATTACTTGTCCGTTCTGTCAAACGGAAGTAGCAAACGATCTGATTGAGCAAATATATGTTGCCGCCAACACTGTTGGGGAAGTCAACTATAATTTCAGAAAATATGCAGTTGAATATCAAAAACCTATTTTTGAATTGTCAGTTAAGGAAATGGAAGTAGTTTTACCAATCGATAATGTTTAGCTATATCCTCAATTTGACAGGGTACTAGCTCATACTCATTCTCCAATTCCTCAAGCGCATTCATTACATCATCAAGTTTCTTTTTTCCGATTTGGGATGTAATGAATTGCTCTTTATTTACAATATCTTCTAAACGATTTTTCATTTTCTAGCCTCCTATTTCGGTTAGTTTTTGTGTCGAATCGCGTACTTTTGGGTCAAAAAAAATTGTCCACTCAACATTTAACACTTCTGCAATACGCATAGCGTTTGCAACAGATGGATTTCTTCTGCCTTGTTCTATAGAAGCGTATGTTGTACGTTCGACATTTGACAACTCTGCTAATTCTAGTTGAGTAAGTCCTTTTTCTTCCCTTAAATTTTTAAGCCATGTTCTCAAAAGTATCACCTCTCTTCAATGTGTCATATTGCGTATTTTTACTATACTACGCTTTTTGACACATGTCAATATATAAATACTCTTTTTGACACATTTTTTTGATAATAGCTTAAACTACGCTAAATGTGTAGTATAATTATAAAACGAGGTGAGACAATGTTCGGAGATAATTTGTTGAAATTAAGAAAACAAAAGAAACTTACTCAAAGCGAAATAGCTGAGATACTTGGTGTTGCTAGAACTACCTATTCTTCATATGAACAAAACAGAAGAATGCCTGACGCTGAAATACAAATTAAAATTGCTGATTATTTCGATGTATCATTAGATTTCTTACATGATCGTGGAGAATTCGACAACAGCGACTTATTAGCTGCACATATTGACGATAACTTAACAAAAGAAGAACGAATAGAGATAGAAAAATATTTAAAATTTATCAGATCACAAAAAGAGTAGTTGCCTAAAAATTAACATTAGGAGGCTAATTGATGAATAAAACAAGTTATGAATTAAAGAAAGAGTTTCCAGAATTGAATTTCGTTATTAATAACAACTTACCAACAAAACTTTTCGGACTTATACAGAATAAAGTAGTACATTTGCATCCATCGTTAACAGAAAGTGAGCTTAGATGTACTATTATAGAAGAGGCAATGCATTGGAAATACACCGTTGGGGATATAACAAATTTTAATAACATCGATAATATTAAACAAGAAAAATTCGCTCGTCGTAAATCTCATGAATACTTAGTAAATTTACAAACACTTGCATTATGCTACGATCTTGGCTACAGAACATATTATGAAGCTGCTACTTTTTTAAATGTTACTGAAAAATTTTTGATTGAAGTAGTAGAGAATTATAGAGAAAAATATGGACTAATGTATAATAATGGTAATTATATTATACATTTTGGCTCTACCATTCAAGTTTTCCAGGAGGATAACTCTTTTTATCCTTATGATTATGGGTGCTAATAAATTTTGACGAGGTGAACATATGTATTGCCCTAAATGCGGACATGCACTAGACAATCACGAAAATCAATGTCCTAACTGTCTAACACCAATCATTTATCAAAGCAACAACAATGTAAAAACACAAAAAGCCGGCGAAATTATGGAAGAATCTGGTAAATTAATGTCAGGATGTGGTTGTTTAATGACATTGTTGATAACTATTCCTGTCATAGTAATTTTAATAATTATGTTTTTATAAAAAGGAGATAACGGGATGAGTAAGTATAGTTACTTGTTAAAAAAATGGTGGTTTTGGGCTCTTGCTATATTATTTTTAGTTATTTTATTTTACAGCTTTTGGGTAATAATATACTTGGTGGCACTAGCTTCCTTAATATTCGGGATAGTAAAAGTTGTTAAAAATGAAAACAGACGAAAATACACAATAATATTGACTATATCCGCTATATTTCTAATCACCTTTTCACTAATAAGAGTTGTACAGATGTATAACTATGTTATTAATAATCCAGAAGAAACTACAGCAAATGAGCAAAAAAAGAATACTGTCCAAGATGAGCAAACGGAAAAACCCGCTCAAGAAGACGCTGCCGAGGACGAGCAAGAAGAAGAACCTGCTCAAGATGATGTATCTACACCCTCTAAAATTACATCAGATAGTATAGAGTTATTTAATGAGTCAATTGATCGCTTGATTTCTGATTCGAGCGGGGTACTAATAAAAGTGGTTCCATTTGAAAATGAATATGATATGTTAATTGCGTACGTATCTCAAGATTTAAAATATCAAGATGAAGCAACTAAACAAAAAAATGTTGATTATTTAGGAAGCGAAATACAGCAACGTGCTCTAGGTACGCTCTTTGGCGGAGATAACAATCAGAAGCCTATGGTTGAGCTAAGATATGAGGACGAGACAAAGATGGCTGGAAGTAGTGCTTTTGATAAAACTAATATGAAGCTCAAAGGAAAATAAAATATAAAGGGAGAACGAGAGAATGACTATACCAAAAAAGGTAGTATATATTGTTGGATCGCTTATTTTAGTTTTAATTATAGCTGGCGCATCTTTTTTTATTTATAATCAGGTGCAAATAAAGAAAGAGCATGATGCGAAAATAGCTGCCGCTAAGAAAGAAAAAGAGGATAAACAAAAAAAGAAAATAATATTTAAAGATACTATTAAATCATTTAAGGATGACTCTACTTCTCTTGCTTCTGATGCGGAAACAATTGGAAATAAATACTATAATGTATGGAGTGACACAATCTATAATGAAAGTGTCAAAATAGATGGTAAAACCTACACAGATTTCAACAAAGCTCTACAGGCGCAAAATACAAAAAATATATTTGATGGCACTGAATCTAATTTAGAAACTAGCATAGATACAGTGAAAGACGAATATAATGATCTTAAAAATAATGTGACATCAGAAACCGAAAGCGAGTTTAATGAAGTAGATTCTTACTATAAATCACTTATGAAGTTTGTTAATTTAGCCAAAGAACCTTCTGGGAATTTTAATACCTTCTCAGATAATTACAATGATGCTAAAACTAATTATATAGAGCAAATGAACAATTTAGGATATGGGGAATAAAGGAGATACAATATGTCTATTATAAAAAAATGGTGGTTTTGGTTAATTTGTTTATTGATTATTATCGGAATTGGATTTACAGTATGGTACACACAGGTTTATACATCTGAATGGGGTAAGGGATTATCAAAAGAAGAAAAAGCAGTTTTTGAATACGCTAAAGAAACAAGTAACAAATCTTTTGATATATCATCGATCGATAATAAAGAGCTAGACAAACTATATTCCTTATTAATGGATAGTGGAACATACAATAAAACTATAATATTAGATCAAAATAATCTAAAAAAATACTCTAACAAAGCATATGACCTCGCCAGCAAACTTGCGTACGTTCAAAAAGACTTTGATTTATATAAAAAAGAGCTTAATAAGAAAAGAAATTTAAACTCTAAAGCAAAAGAAATGATGCCTTATGGTTTAAAAAACATATAACTAAAGAAAGCCTCCGGGCTTTTCTTTTTACCAAAAAAAGAACGTATGTGCGAAAGGAGAACGGAAATGAAGGCAGCTATTTATATACGCGTATCTACTCAAGAACAAATAGAGAATTACTCTATACAAGCTCAAACTGAAAAGCTAACAGCCTTGTGCCGCTCGAAGGACTGGGACGTGTACGATACGTTTATTGACGGTGGATACAGCGGTTCAAACATGAATCGCCCGGCTTTAAATGAAATGTTAAGTAAATTACATGAAATAGATGCAGTTGTTGTTTATAGACTTGATCGCCTCTCCCGCTCGCAAAGGGATACTATTACACTCATTGAAGAATACTTTTTAAAAAACAATGTAGAATTTGTTAGCTTATCGGAAACGTTAGATACTTCAAGCCCGTTCGGACGTGCGATGATTGGTATACTATCAGTATTTGCACAATTGGAGCGTGAAACTATCCGCGACAGGATGGTCATGGGGAAAATAAAACGCGTTGAATCTGGACTTCCGCTTACGACAGCAAAAGGGCGCACATATGGCTATGATGTAGTTGATACGAAGTTATACATTAACGAGGAAGAAGCACAACATTTACAATTGATATATGATATTTTCGAAGAAGAGAAAAGTATTACTTTTTTACAAAAAAGGCTTAAAAAATTGGGTTTCAAAGTAAAATCATATAGTAGCTATAATAAATGGCTAATGAACGATCTGTATATTGGTTATGTATCGTATTCTGATAAGGTGCATGCTAAAGGTATTCACGAACCTATAATCTCTGAGGACCAATTTTACAGGGTTCAAGAAATATTTTCTCGCATGGGTAAGAACCCGAACATGAATAAAGAATCATCATCACTATTGAATAATTTGATAGTTTGCGAAAAGTGCGGATTGGGCTATGTGCATCGCGCGAAAGATACAGTATCGCGAGGAAAAAAATATCATTATCGTTACTATAGCTGTAAAACTTACAAACATACGCACGAGTTAGAAAAATGTGGAAATAAAATTTGGAGAGCGGATAAATTAGAAGAAATCATAATAAGCCGCGTGAAAAATTATAGCTTTGCAACTAGAAATTTAGATAAAGAAGATGAATTAGATAGTATAACTGAAAAGCTTAAAACAGAACATTCAAAGAAAAAAAGGTTATTCGATTTATATATAAACGGCTCTTATGAAGTTGCTGAACTGGATAAAATGATGGCGGATATAGATGCGCAAATTAATTACTATGACTCGCAAATAGAAGCGAACAAGGAATTGAAGAGAAACAAGAAAGTGCAGGAATCATTAGCAGAATTAGCCACTGTAGATTTCGACTCGTTAGAATTCAGAGAAAAGCAAATATATCTTAAATCAATAATCAATAAAATCTACATTGATGGAGAACAAGTCACTATTGAATGGATTTAG